GTTTCCGTTCGTTCGACTATGGATACAGCAAGCCGTTCAGCGTGGCCTGGAATTTCATCGACTATGACGGCATCATGTACCGAGCGCTTGAATGGTATGGCGTCCAGAGAATCAATGGCCTGGTGAACCCGGACGTGGGGATCAAGATGGAAGAGGACCAGCTTTTCAAGGAGATCTACCGCATAGAGCATGAGCATCCGCTGCTCAAGGGTTTCAAGATTGATGGAGTAGCTGATACGGCCATCTTCCAGCATGACCGGGGCATGAGCATCTACGACCATGCAGTAAAACAGCATGTCTACTTCTCACCGGCAGACAAGGAGCGCCTCACAGGCTGGCAGGAATGCCACCATCGCCTCAGGTTTGACCAGAATGGCTACCCGTCGTTCTATGTCACATCCAACTGTAAGCAGTTTATTCGGACCATTACCCTGCAGCAGTACGACGAGCATAAGCCGGAAGATCTGGATACCAGCCTGGAAGACCATGCTGTGGACGAATGGCGCTATGCATGCATGTTCAGACCCATGAAGCCGGAGAAGATTGAGGCCGAATACTGGCCGCAGTACGGTGCTGACCCATTGAACCAATTCGACAACAAGGTAACAAGATACGTAAGGAGGAAGTACGCAAATGCCTAGAAGACGCAGTGAGCGCGGCCAGGCCGATCAGGATCAGCCGCGCAGCCAGCAGGGCTTTGGCTCAGATGTGCCCATGGGCAGTGAGAGCGGAGCCGCCGGCATGAATGATCCTGCTGTGCAGGAAGCTATCCAACGTGCAGCCATGCGCAGAGCACAGGCAGACATGAGGGCAGGCATTCAGCCAGGCAGCCGGCCGATCACACCGCAGGCCACCGAGGGCCGCATGGCCAGCCCCATGGGCAGCATGGACCAGCAGCCGAGTGGGGACATGGGGGAACGAGTGGACCCGAAGCAGGGGAACGTTCCTGGAACGGATGACAGCCGGCATGGGCCAGGTGGATCAGGAATGCCTGGCCAGCAGACAAGGATCACAAAAGAGCGCCTCAATAAGGCCATGTCCACCCTCAACGAGTACAAGAAGGGCAAGGCCACCGTGGACAGGCGTATCCAGGAAAGCCAGAAGTGGTGGAAGGGCCAGAACTGGCGGATGATCCATGATGATGGCGTAGCAGATGGCGCGCAGGAACACCACCGGAATACCAAGTGGCTCTGGAACTCCATCGTAGGCAAACACGCAGATGCCATGGACAGCTATCCAGAGCCGATCTTCCTGCCGCGTGCTGCGGATGACCAGGAAGAAGCTGACAATCTGACCAGTGTGGTTCCTGTGATCCTTGAGCAGAACGGATTCGAAGCGACCTATTCAGATGATCAGTGGCAGAAGATGATTGAAGGCACAGCAGCCTACTCCGTCACATGGGACAGTCATAAATTCCATGGACTGGGTGACGTGGCCATCTCCAAGGTGAACGTGCTCAATCTTTTCTGGGAGCCAGGCGTCAACAACATCCAGGAGAGCACCAATGTTTTCCATGTTGCGCTCATCGACAATGAGCTGCTCAGCGAGATGTACCCGCAGCTGCGTGGCCATCTTGGCCAGCCGTCTGAAGCCGTGAACCGGTACCCGACAGATGACCATGTAGACACCAGCGACAAAAGCCTGGTCATTGACTGGTACTATCATCGCTACGACCAGGAACAGGACCGGCAGGTGCTTCACTTTGTGAAATTCTGCAATGGGATAGTGCTGTATGCCACAGAGGACGATCAGGGAGACCCCAGCCTGCCGGAAGCCGGCATACCTGCGAGGGATGGCCTTTACAATGACGGACAGTTTCCGTTTGTGCTGGACCCGCTTTACCCCGTGGAAGGCAGCCCGTGCGGCTATGGTTACATTGACATTGCCAAGGACATCCAGACCGACATTGACCTGATTTCAGAGGCCTGCGTGCTCAATGCGGCCGTCAATGCGCGTCCCAGGTACGCTGTGCGCGAGGACAGCGGCATCAATGAAGAAGAATTCCTGGACCTGCGGAAGATGCTGGTCCACTTCCATGGCAATCTGGACCAGAACAGCTTTTTCCAGATTCAGACCACCCAGGTAGGCGGCAATACAGTTGGAATGCTTCAACAGAAAATTGAAGAACTCAAATTTGTCACCGGCAACAGTGACGTCAACAATGGCGCTACTCCTGCAGGCGTCACAGCCGCAGCAGCCATCCAGGCGCTCAAAGAGGACAGCGGCCGGTCCAGCAAGGACAGCAACCGTGCTGCATTCAGAGCGTACAAGCAGATTGTGGGCATGGTCATTGAGCGCATCCGGCAGTTTTATAACCAGGAGCGCATTTTCCGAATCAAAGGCCAGGACGGCAGCATGCAGTTTGTTCCCTTCTCCAATGAAGGACTGGTACCACAGTATCAGGGCAACGATTTTGGCATTGATATGGGCTATCGTGTGCCGGAGTTTGATATTGAGGTGCACGTACAGCGCGAGGATGCCTATACCAGACTCAGCCAGAACGAGCTGGCCATCCAGATGTACCAGATGGGCATTTTTAATCCGCAGATGGCACCCATGGCCAGCCAGATGCTGGACATGATGGACTTCAAAGGCAAGGACGAGCTGGTGACCAAGATCAGGGAGAGCGGGGACCTGGCCAACATGTTGAATCAGGTTCTGCAGATTGCTTACGAACAGGCCAATCAGCTTGGAGATCAGCAGGCAGCTGCCCAGCTGGCAGCCATTGGTGAGCAGATGGGCATGCCGCTGCAGGTGCAGGCGCAGGTGCCTCAGGGGACGCTGCCGGAAGCCAGGCATGAAACTGACCCCAGTAATGGAGATGGCAAGGCCAACCTGCAGACCAGGCAGGATACCATCCTGCAGAAAGCCAGTGAGAGAGCGCAGAACGCAACGAGGCCGACATAATGAGGAGTGGAGAGCATGAAGCATAAGCGTATTTCCAGACGGGAACTTAAGGAAACCATACGGAACGAACGACAGAGGCATGCGGAAGAAATTAAAAATATGCAGGCCAAATACGATGAACTGCAAAAACGATTTGAGAAACTTGGGTCTGAATCTATAGAAGTAATCCCCGCGAATGGCAGCAACGGCATCAGACGCCTTGATATTGATATAAAAACATACGGACAGCATGTATTGATGTATGACCCCGATGCGAAAGATATTCAATATGCAAAGTCAGCAATAGCCAGGAGCATGGCAGAGCAACTTGTAGAGCAGAACCTTATACAGTTTACGACTGCCAAGTCTGATTTTCCGCCTTATATATTTGAACAAAGCACATGCTTAACTGGAAAGATTTATATTGTGCCGTGGGAGTATATGAACCGAACCAAGAGCATAGCATTCACAATTCGTCCGGATTTAATGTGGAGGAGACAAGATGACTGAGAAGAGGCTGTATATGTGCGATATCTGCAAAACAGAATATGCGCACCCTGAGGATGCACATGCTTGCGAGGCGTACCATGTGCAGCCCAAAATGGCCACCAAGGCCGTCTATAATCCCAGGAAACTGAGCAACGACCCGTATCCTCTGAAGATCACCATCATCATGGAAGATGGGAAGCAAATCCAATACAGGAGATGACGATATGAGCATTGACAGAGCCATTGACCTGCTGAGAGATAAATACGAAGCTGCCTGCGCGAACAGGATCATCCGTGATCCTGTGAGCTATGCGATCCATGAGACATGGAAAGCGGCAGACCGAGAGTATGAGCAGCTCTTCAGCAGAGAGATGGAAGCTGGACAGGAGCCGCTGGAGTCAGGAGGTGGTTTGTTTGATTCGGATCACGGTTGAATGGACGCATCTTGGCAACAGGCTGGAGATATCCGGCCATGCCGGCATGATGGATCAGGGGAAAGATATCGACCTGTGCTGCTGTGCCTGCTCCACCATTCTATACACATGGTGTGCGCATCTGATGCGCGAAGAGGCTGCCGGCAGGATCAGCTTCCGCAGCCAGCAGCTGGAGAAAGGTTTCGGATCTGTGAGAGTCACAGCTGCCGACGGCGAGTATATCCGCCTCAAGGCAGGTTTTGATACCATCCTGGACGGCATCAAGCTGCTGCGGGAAAAATATCCGGAAGCCATTCAGATAGCCTATATCAACAATGGCAGGAAGGAGTAACCATGGACGATTCGCACATTGTTTCAGCCAATGGTCTGCCGGTGATCGGCGTCTATACCATCTCCAATACAGGCAGTCTGGTTGTCCATGCCATTGAGGATGAGCGCGTGCAGGTATCTCTCAATGGCGGAGAGCCGGAATGGTGCGAGACATACAGCCAGATAGCCGTGGATGACCAGGGAGAGTATGAGATGGAGGACGGTTTCCTGTGGGGAGAGATGCAGGTGCCATTCAGCCAGGTCATGCGTCTCTGATCACAACTAGACAAGCAAAAATTCCCATGTATATTGCAGTCAGACCCGCCCACTTCACGGGCAGAAAGGGAAACCATATGCTGAATATCATTTATGACCTTGACCTGCAGCTGTTTGCCGAAGAGGCAGCAGCAGATGTGTCGGGCGATATGGGCCAGGACGCCGCTGGCCAGCCGGGCGATATGGGGCAGGACGCCGCTGTCCAGGAAACACAGGAGCAGGAAGAAGATCTGGAGACCGCATGGCAGGAAGCGCGGAACGGGAGATTCAAGCAATTCTTTGACCGTGACATGCAAGGCGCGATCAAAGAGCGGCTCAAGAACTCCAAGCAGGCCGAGCAGGTACTGGAGAAATTGGCGCCCATGCTGAATAACATGCAGAAAAAGTATGGTGTGCAGGATGGTGACATTGATGGCCTCATGGCCAAATACCAGGACGATGATGCACTCTATGAAGAAGAAGCCATGGAGCGCGGCATCGACGTGGGGACCATGAAGCAGATCAAGCAGCTGGAGAACCGCCTGGCAGCCGAGCAGCGCATCAACGAGCAGAGCATACAGGAGAGGCAGGCCCAGGAGCATGTCATGAATCTGGTCCGTCAGGGGGAACAGCTCAAACAGCTCTATCCGAATTTCGACCTGGCTGCAGAGATGCAGAACCCGGAATTCAGAAGGCTGACAGGGCCGGGCGTCAATATTGACGTCAAGACGGCATACCAGGTGATTCATGCCAATGAACTGCAGACCCAGTATGTGCAGGCAGGTGCACAGCAGGCAGCACAGAAGCTGGCCCAGTCCCGCAGCGCGAACCGCAGACGCCCTTCCGAAAATGCTTCACGATCTCCGGCAGGTCAGACACTTTCCCAGGATTACTCCAAATGGGGTAAGGACCAGTTCGACGAGTATAAACGTCGAGCGGAGCGCGGAGAGGAGATCGTCTTCGGAAGCTGATCCTCTCCGTAGAGAGGAGCAAAACATGGCTAAAGTCGTTATGAAACTGTACGCTACTCTTGTAGCATTCCTGGACCTGCAGCTGTTTGCTGAAGCAGGCACCGTGACCAACACCAGCACCGGCAGCGTCAACTCCTATACAGGCGTTGCAACCACCAGCCAGGACCTCAGACCTGGCTTTGATGGCCACAATTACTACAATGGAACATTCCTTGCCAACGCCCGCCCTTACTTGATTTATGGCCAGCTTGGCAAAAAGGAAGCGCTGCCCAAGAACAAGAGCATGACCAAGGAATGGCATCGCTGGAATAAGCTGGCCGGTCTGAGCCAGCTGCCTGAAGGCGTCATTCCGGAAGGCCAGAAGCTCAAGGAGACCGTGCTCACCGGCACCATTGCGCAGTATGGCACGTATGTGACCATCTCCGATGTGCTGCAGATGCGCTCGGTTGATCCTGTTGTGCAGGGTGCCACCGAGGAACTCGGCGCCGCCGCTTCCCTGACCATGGAAGAGCTGACCCGCACCGTGCTCATGGCCAACACGAACGTGCTGTATGGCACTGTTCTGAAGGCTGACGGCACCGTCGTTGGCCAGGCTACCAGCCGTGCTGATATGGTGACCAAGCTGCATGCCACTGCCGGCAACCATTGTGAGCTGGACACCACCATCATCAACCTCGGACAGACCATCCTGCAGACCGCACTCGCGCCCTTCTATTCCAACCAGGAATATGTGGCCGTCATCCATCCCATGGTGACGTTCGACCTGCGCGAGGATCCCGATTGGATTGATGTGCACAAGTATGCTGCTCCGAATGCCATTTTCAATGGTGAGATCGGCAAGCTGCATGGCGTGCGCTTTGTCCAGTCTACTGTCGCTCCCATCATCGAAGTGGAAAGCGGCAACAACAGCAGCAAGCTGGCGCTGACCATGATCTTTGGCAAGGATGCTTTCGGCATCATTGATCCGGAAGGCGGCAGCATGCAGACCATCATGCATGATAAGCATGAAATTGGCGGACCTCTGGACCAGTTCAGCACCGTCGGCTGCAAAGTCGAGACTGCGACCAAGATTCTGTATCCTGAGCGCATGATCACCCTGGTGACCAGCCTCAGCAAGGCCGATCTGGTCGAAGCGAACGCAGTGGCCGCTTAATTGAAAGGAGCCAACCATGGCAGCGAAGAAAGCAGTACAGCTCACAGAGATTGATGAGATCACCACAGGCGCCGAGTCCGCATCATTCGTGATGCCGGACCCGGTACCTGAAGATGAACGGCCCAGCCGGACCGCATCCGTCAGCCGGCAGTTTGTGGCCAATGACTACCTCGGAGAGAGGCACGCCAGCGCACGTCTGTATGAGGATGTGACGGCAGAACTTGGGAATGTGGACCCTTGGAAGACCAAGGTGCTGCTGAGAATGGGCCGCAAGCCCACAGGCGAAGCTGAAACATTCTATGTACGCGTCAACGGCCGTCAGTTTGATCTGGCGTACCGGCAGACGCATGAGGTGCCTCTGCCTATTGCCATGGCATGGCTGGACCACATGGCCGGCAACGAGATCGCAGCGGACATTGCGGACGCAATGACTGAGAACTATCAGAAGCTGGCCAGCGAAAAAATCCTGTAACTTTATGTATGCAGGGAGAGCAGCATCCTGCTCTCCCTGTTTTTCTTAGGAGGGCCAAATGACGATACAGGAAGCCATCACCCAGGTGAACCAGATGAAGCCGAACGTGATCACACAGGCACAGAAAATTGCATGGCTCAGCAATCTGGATCAGATGATCTGGAATGAGATTTTCACGCGGCATGTGATCCCTGCGGACGGCACCACACCGGAATACACCACAACCGACGGATACTGGCCTGATCCGCTTTCCCCGGACCCGATCCGTGAAAGGCCGATCATTGTGCCGGCCAGTGAGACGATCACGCCGGCCAAGCCGGAATACACAGCGCAGACATCCGTCTCTACAAAGCTGCTGGTGGAGTCACCGTATGACGAGATGTATCCCTTTTACCTGGCCGCGAAGATTGACCTGGTCAACCAGGAATTCGATCTGTATGCCAACAACCAGCAGCTCTACAACAATGCGTACCAGACTTATGCGGATTATGTGCACCGGACTTATCCGCAGAGATATCACCGATCACGCTGGATTCTGTAAAGGAGATGGGAGCATGCCGTACCTGCCAGATATGACCACACTCGCGGAGACCCCGATTTTCACGAACACGTTTGGTGGGTACAACCACCGTGACATGGTTTCAGAGGGTGAAACCTATGACGAGGAATTCATCTCTTCCAGAGAATATCCGGCCCTGGCCTCTATCAAACCACGCGGTTCGTGCGTCGCGTACTACACTCCTGCCGGCCAGGCCATTTATGCGTTTTCCAATCCGCTTGGCATGCTGGGCAAGGCCAGTCTGATTACCATTGATGGCAGTCATGTGTATATGGCTGGGCATATTGTGGATAACATCAGCGTCAGCACTGACGAGAGCATGCTGCCCAAGCAGATTGTCTCCATGGGCGCGTATGTCTGCATCTTTCCGGATGCCGTGTATTTCAATTCCATTTATCTGTCCGATTGTGGGTATATGGGAGCGGACTGGCAGCAGTCAACCTCGCTGACTGTTGGTCTGTGCACAGCAGACGGAGACGCCCTGGCTGCGGACGAATACTGGGTATCTGCTACGCCGCCTGCCAATCCTGAGAATGGCGCGCTGTGGGTAGATACATCCGCCATGCCGCATGTGCTGAAAACCTGGAACAGCATCACGGCCGAGTGGGTAGGCATGGCCAGTACCTATGTCCGTATTGATTCGCCCGGTATTGGCCAGCAGTTCAATGTGGATGACGCTGTGTTTATCTCCGGTATTGAGTGCCCTGAGGATTATATAGGCACAGCCATTGAGCAGCAGGTGCAGGCACTGAATGAGTGCATGCGGATCTACGGACGCGGGGATGATTATCTGATCATCGCGGGGATCCTGGACAGAGCGATCACCATGAGCGAGGGATCTGTCACTGTGGAGCGCAGGATACCGAAATTGGATTATGTGGTTGAGGCCGAAAACCGCATTTGGGGCTGCACGTATGGCCTTGCCAATGGCGAGACACTCAACGAGATTCATTGCTGCGCGCTGGGAGACTTTCGGAACTGGTACCAGTATGCAGGCATCTCCACAGACAGCTATACAGCCAGCTGCGGCACGGATGGACCTTTCACAGGCGCTGGCGTACTCAAGGGCAGCCCTGTGTTTTTCAAGGAGAACTGTCTGCACAGAGTCACAGGCACCATGCCAAGAAACTACCAGGTACAGACCACGATGTGCCGAGGCGTACAGGATGGTTCCTGGCGGAGCGTGCAGGTGGTTGGGGAGAACCTGATCTATAAATCCAGGACGGACGTCATGCTGTATGATGGCAGCCTGCCGGTCCCGATCTCAGCCAAGCTGGGAGACATCCGATACTATGACGCTGTTGCTGGCGCGATTGGTGACATGTATTACATCAATATGCGCAACGCGGCCAATGTCTATACAACGTTCTCCTTCGATTCCGGGAGAGGCATCTGGCATAGAGAGGAAGGCGGACAGGTTCTTTTCATGGCCGCACTGAAGGACACGCTGTATGCAGTGACCAAGTACAGGCGTCTGATTGCATTCAATGGTGCAGATACTGATCCGGAATCAACACCCATGAACCAGCTGATATGGCAGGTGACCTTTGGCCAGTATGGCTTTGACGCTGAGCGCCAGAAATACCTCTCCAAGCTGGTGGTGCGCATGTATCTGGAACAGACGAATGACAGCTGGGTAGAGGTGCAGGTGAGCTATGACGGCGGGATGTGGAACACTGTCGGAACCTATACGGGAGCCATGGCAAATATTGGCAGCATCAACATTCCCATCATTCCCAGACGATGTGATCACATGCAGCTGAAATTGCGCGGCAAAGGCCAGATGAAGATCTTCTCCATTGCCAGGACGTACAGAGGGGGGAGCAGGAACGGTGGCAGCAGTATTTCTTGAGACTCCGCCCTATGTGGCTGATATGTCTCCTGAGGCGGCCGTGCGCAAGCTGCACAGCTATCTGTATCAGGCGGCCGAGCGTCTGAACGAGGCGCTGATGCTGGTGGACCAGTCTGTAGAGGACACAGCCAAGGCGGCACAGGCACAGCTGGATTCTGTTTCGCAGCAGATGGGAGCGGCCACGCAGCGCATGGGACGCGCTGCCAATGAAGCACTTCTAAGGGAAGCCGAGTCTCTGCGTAGTCTCATCATTGACAATGCGGATGAGATCAACCGCGTAGAGCAGACCATCCAGAATCAGCTGCAGTCTTCCTATGTGGCCAAGTCTGAATTCGGAGAGTACAAGGAGCAGGCCCTGGCACAGATGACACAGACTGCAGACTCTGCGATCACCGAGTACAACGCCAGCGAGACGATCACCGGACTACAGGCAGACGCAGAGGCTGCCAAGTCATTCCAGAGAGACTATGACAGCTACATTAAGACCGGTCTGCTGTTCCGAGACGGCCAGGGAAACCGTGTGTATGGTGTGGCCGTTGGGGAGAACCTGACGCGAGTGACACAGATTGTGGATGGCGTCGAGGAAGTCGTGCTGGAGCGCAGCGGACTGTCAGCCGTGTTCACGGCCACCAAGCTGTCTTTCTACCAGAATGGCACCGAAGTTGCCTACTTGTCCAACCATAAGCTGTACATCACGCAGATTGTGGTTCTGGACCGCTTCCAGCTGGGCGATCTGATCCTGGCTGTCGATACAGGCGGCATAGCTGTGACATGGGCATGACAAGGAGTGTGAGATATGGCAACAATTAGCACAAGCACACAGACCATCTATTCTGATCGTGCCGTCACTGCATCCTGGTCATGGCCCAGCATAGGCGCGTATCAGCATATCCAGGTAAACTCCGCAGCCTGGCACTGGACGGCCCAGTTTTATGCTGTGCCGTATTATGACGTGAACCATGAACGGATGATACCCACCAATGGCGGCAATGGCCATAACAAGGAAGGCGTGACCACAGCGGACCTGGGTGTCACGGCATCCACAACGTCGATAACCGCATACTTCGACCTGAGACAGAGCGAACCTGGCTCTGCTGACGTCTGGTTTGTCATTGACTACACCATCGTCAACGACATTCCCCCAAGCACTGTGAGTGCCAGCAATGTCACAGCAGGACAGCAGAGCACCGCTACAGTTTCCAATACGGCCGGTCTTGGCTCTGTGAAGCACAGGATCACATGGTCCATTGGCAGCTATTCGCACTATGTGGACATCGCCAGGAATGTAAGCACGGCATCCTATGTTATCCCAGGCGAATGGCAGCAGGCGTTTACCGGGAACACCGGCACGCTGAAGATCACGGCCACTACCTACCTCAACAGCAACGGGTCCACCATTGGCAGCCGCAGCGTAAATGTCACGCTGACCAGGGACGTCAATTATGACGTTCCTGCTAGCTCGGTTTCTGTGGCGTCCGTCACAGCCGGACAGGCCAGCGTAGTCACCTTTAGCAATACGCATCTGGCCAATGCCAAGCATACCGTCACATGGGCGATAGGGAACAACAGCTACACCGTGACAACGGCCGTAGGAGATGCATCCGCTTCTTATGTCATTCCGACCAGCTGGTGCGAGAATTTCCCCAACGCCAACAGCGGCACCATGACAGTCACTGTACAGACCTACAATGCATATTCGCAGGCCATAGGGAGCGCGATTGCGCGAGAGATCTCGCTGTATGTCCCAGCCTACGCGCCGACCGTCACCGGCACGGCCACAGGCGTCAACCAGTCATGGAGTCTGTACCTGCAGAACCGGTCCCGCGTCACCATCTCCATCTCCGCGCAGGGAATGTACGGCAGCACGATCACCGGCTATGCGATCACTGGCCATAACCTTAATGTGACAGCCCAGAGCGGCACCAGTGAAGTGCTGACGCAGACAGGACAGGTTACCTATACCTGCACTGTGACAGACAGCCGCGGGAAGATTGGTACCGGCACCGTCACCATTACAGTCATTCCATACGCGCCGCCCATGATCACCCAGGCGGAGGCATACAGGTGCGGACCTGTCGATCTGGACCCGCTGAGTACAGGATCACGGGCAGCCTACGTGCTGCAGTACAACTACTCCAGCTGTGAAAACAACAATACAATAACTGCAAGCATTCAGCTGATGCTGGAGAGCACAGTCATCACCACAATCGCTAACCCCACAGCCACAGGACAGCCGGCGCTGCTCTATGCGGACTTGAACACAAGACGCTCCTACACAGCGATCTTCACAGCCACAGATGCCCTGGGCAACTCGGACACCTTTGAGATCCTGATCCCAACCGCAGAAGTATATATGTACTTCTCACGTACACTGAATAGCATTGGCATTGGAGTGTATCCGGAGCACGCAAACTCTCTGGAGCTGGGAAACGGGTTCCATTTGTACCTCAACACGCAAGAGATCACACCATCCTAAAGGAGGGATACCATGCCGTCAACGTATGATGTCAAAAAGCCAACCACCGGCCAGATGCAGGTGAATGGCCTCAAGCTGTCCGATCTGAACTACGACCAGATGAAAACAGACGCCCAGAGCAAGATCAACACCAACCTGATGAACGGATACCGGCAGTCGGATGCTGTGCAGCAGTCTTATGACAATTGGCAGAAAGCACAGGCCAGCAAACCGGTAGACTACAAAAGCACATACACCCAGCAGCTGGATGACCTGCTCGGCAAAGTCATGAGCCGGCCGAAGTTTTCCTATGATGTGAATCAGGACGCCTTGTATCGGCAGGCCAGGGACCTGTACATGCAGAACGGCAGGCAGGCCATGAAGGACACCATTGGCCAGGCGTCTGCCATGACTGGCGGCTATGGCAACAGCTATGCCGCGTCTGCCGGCAACCAGGCATATCAGAATTACCTCACCCAGCTCAACGGCATGGTGCCGGAATTCTATGATCGTGCGCTGCAGGCGTACAACCAGGAAGGGGATCAGCTGGCCAAACAATACCAGATGCTCGGGCAGCGTGAGGCACAGGACTATGATCGTTACAGGGACACCGTTTCTGACTGGGACCGCAGCGTAGACCGCGCACTGCAGACCTACAGCACGCTGTACGGCCAGGACTATGGCCAGTACTCCGACAGTATGAACCAGGCATACAACGCGCTCAATGCAGCCGAGAATGCCCAGCAGTGGCAGGCCAACTATGAGCAGAACCAGCAGAGACTGGATATGCAGGAACAGCAGTTTGCACAGCAGCAGGCTACCAATATTGCCATGCAGCTGCTCAGCAATGGCCAGATGCCGTCTGCAGATCTGCTGAGCGCGGCAGGCATTTCCAGCAAGGATGCCCAGAGCTTCATTTCAGCCTGGAACGCAGCCCATACACCTGCACCGACAGTTGCAGCATCCAGTAGCGGACCCAGCAAGCCGAAAACCACAACGAATCCAGGTGCCAATACTGGTTCCAGCCTGCTTGACATGCTCGTCAATGGCGTGAAGGGATTCGTGAATCTGAATAAAGCTGCCGTCAACGGAGTAGCGAACGCAATCGGCAAGGATAAGTATGGCAGCGTGATCGGGAAGTAATACAGCAGGAGGATATACATATGGCATTCCTTGATTTCCTTTTTGGCGGAGCCAAGAACAACAAAGAAGAGGAAGACCGGAAGAAGCGGGAACAGGAGCAGGCAGGCAAGCGCGTCAATGATGCCATCAATAAATGGCTCAGCGACAACAGCAGTAAATGGACTTCTGCCAGTACGCATGCCCAGCAGCCGCAGACGCCTGCCTTCAGCGCACCTAAGCCGACCATATCCAATGATGTGTATAACAATACGCTGAATAACATGTTTGGCATTGGCATGCCTGATCTTTCTGCTGCCGCCACGAAAAAGACCACCGGCAACAGCCCGCTACTCACCATCAACGAGGCTTCTCTTACCGGCAACCGCAATGGCTGGGGCTATGGCAGCGGCGATGCTCCTAGTAAGGAAGCCAGCAAGGAATGGGATGACCTGCTGGACCCGACCAGCAGCCTGTCCAAGAGTATGGATCAGCAGCAGCGCGTCAGACGGATCAACTCCGAGATACCTGCATGGTATGTCAATGCGCATAAGGCCGGCACCACAGCCAGCGCCAGGCAGAATGTGGGCAGCAAGTACCTGCTGCCGGAAGATGGGAACATTGCCACCGGCACCAGGGAGAACATGGTCCAGAATGTCTCTGCTCTGTATGATCAGCGCGAGACTGGCCGCTTTGACTATCAGAAGGACCCATGGGGCAACCTGGCTGATCCTTCTCTGTATTCAGCTGACTATCTGCAGGAGCAGGTTGATTATTTCACTGACCAGACAGAAGCCGAAAAATCCAGAGCCAAGAACGCGATCCATGGCATTGAGGACATCAATGAAGCCATGGCATGGAGTTTCAATGGTCGCGACTTCGACTATGACACCAACCCTGTCAGCGACTTTGAACTGGAAGGCTATGCCAAGTATGTCGAGGGATCTGACTTTGATCCCGCCAGCATGACCAAAGAGGAACGGCAGGCCATGGCCGACCGCTATCTGGAATGGGGCAGGGATGACGGCATCACCAAGCTGCAGGAACAGCTGAACAACGGCAGAACCCTGGCTGATGCGACGTATGTGGAGAATGCAGGCGTCTCCGATGCATATGAGGACTGGCTCGGCAAACTGAAGAAGGAGCAGACCTTCCGTTTCGACTATGGCCGCATGAGCGGCGAGGCACGGCGTGACCCTAATTTTGCTGTCAATGCCACCTATGACGGACCGCTCCCCGGCAATGACTTCGCCAGCAGGCTGTACAACGCACTCAATGATGAGAATGAGCGCTTCAAGTTTGATCTCCCGTATGAAAACGGGGGAGCTGCTTCTCCGATTACGGCCGAAGGCTATGACCTGATGACTCCCAAGGAACTTGAGGAGTTTAATTGGTATGCCAAGCAGGGACATGGCCAGGAATATCTGGATATGATGAAAGGCACCCTGCAGCACCGCAATGCAGAAGCGCAGGCCCTTGTCACACAGTACTATGCAACAAAGAACGCAGGTACCGCAGCACTCACCTGGGGAGTGGGCAGGTTTGCCAACCTTGGCACGGCCATGATGTATCCATTCCAGGCAGCCAATGCGATCCTTGGTGGGGAAACCGATGCAGCCAGCTCTCTGTATGCTCCCAACAGACTGGTGAATGATGTTGCTGAAGCACAGACACAGGCGATTGCCAACAGCAATTTCCTGCAGATACCTGGCTTTGCGCCCGGCACCAATCTCGGCACCTGGCTTTATTCTGCTGCCACATCTGCCGCAGACAGTCTGCTTGGCGTATCTGTAGGCACGGCCCTTGGCGGCGGAGCAGGCACTGGCCTTGGCAAAGCGCTTGCCAATCTGGTCATGTCCAGCACAGCTGCGTCCCATGCGCTTGAGGATAACCTGCTGCAGGGAATGGATCCCACGCATGCTTTCCTCACATCTGTTGCAGATGGCGCTGCCGAGGCAATCACCGAGACCTGGAGTATTGAATCTCTGCTTTCCGATCCTACCCACTTCCTCAGTTACCTGGCCAAAAACGTATTTTCTGAGGCGTCCGAAGAAGGCGCGTCTTCCATCCTGCAGGCGATTGGTGACAGACTGATCAACGGAGACAACAGCCAGATGTCCAACGATGTGAACACACTGGTGCTGCTTGGCATGAAGAAGGAAGATGCTGAGAAGCGCGTCATGAGTGACTGGCTGAATGAGACGCTGCAGGGCATGGCCATTGGCGGACTCTCTGGCGGCATGAGTGCAGGTGGCTGGCAGATTGGCAATGCTATTGGTGAAGCTGGTGCTGGCAGGCAGATTAACCGCAGTATCTTCCAGAATGCTCAGCGCAGCTTCCTTAACAATCAGGCCGAGAGCCAGACGGAGACTGCTGCAGCCCAGCAGACAGAGGAACAGCGCAGAGCACCTGAGGCACCAGACAAGGAGAACAGGCAGGAGACCGATCTGGAGAACCTGCAGAACGAAACCATGCCTGCATCCCAGGAAACCGGCAACAAACCGCAGGAAACCGAGGAAGGCCGAAGAGCACCTGAGAGACCCGACAAAGCGCCCATGGAGCGCACGCAGGACGAAGCGCAGAGCACCTCAGCACCAGCCGAGGGCCAGCGCAGAGCACCGGAGCAGCCGATCCAGCAGTCAGCACGCAGCAGAGAAGCTGAACAGGCAGCCGAGAACCAGCCTGCACAGGATCAGCAGAGCACCGAACCGGCAGAACCTGCCAAGCGCAGAGCACCGGAGAAACCCACCAAGGAAGCCAGGAACGCGGCCAATAGAGCTGTGCTGGAGACTCAGCAGAAAGTGGCGGACATTGGCGCCACTCTGGCGGAAGGCAGCGAGGCCAGGAAAGTGGCAGAGGCTGCTCTGAAGAAGCTGCAGAAGGGCCAGCGGCTGGGCGGACGAAGAACCTATCAGCTGTACTCCAAAGTATATGAACAGCTGGGCGAGGATGTCGGCAGCGCTGTGAAAACAGCAGCACGGCAGGATATTGACCTGAGACTGCAGGAAGCCGGCATGGAGAGCGAGGAAGCCAGGCGTGCATCCGGAGCGCTGGCGGATATTCTGACTGGCCATACCGACAATGTCGGAGACGCCGATCTGAAGAACCTGCTCACCACCCGGCAGACCAGAGAACTGCTGCAGGCATTCACCGGCATTGACAGCAAAGAGCTGAACCGGAAAATGCTGGAGATGGCCGGAGAACTGCCGCAGGTGCAGATGCAGCTGCGCGAATCTGCATATTATAACCCGGATAACCGGAAGACCATGGACTCATGGTCCATGATGCGCAGAATTCTGAGCGGACAGTACACTGTCGATACTACCAAGGCTGCCGGCAGTCAGGAATCCGGAGAGGCTGCACAGGCGGATCAGGAGCGCCGCACCGGCAACAAAGAAGAGATCACATATGCTGACGCGGACGGCAATGACGTCACCGGCACCATTGTTAAGATCACGACCAGAGCAGCCGGCCAGAAAGCCGCCAATGAGCTGAGAACGAAAGCAGCCACCCAGCCTGCCAGCCAGGAGAGCAAAACCACCAGCCAGCAGACCCAGGCCAACGAAGCAGGCATGGAAGGCCTGTCTGAGGAAGCCAGAGAGGAATGGCGAAGGATTCAGCAGGACAGGGAGAACGGACCACGTCAGGTCAAGATTGAAGGCGGCAACGGTCCGACTATGGAAGAATTCCATAAGACTCTGCGCGGCCAGATGTCTGCACGCATGGGCGAGGATATCATTGAATCCGTGAACGATATCGTGCTCACTGTGCGTGATGGGAACGGCAACACCAGCGAAATCTCCATTGATGACGTCACCGGCACGGCCAACGATGGCGTGCAGGCTATGCTGGAGTATGCCATGGCCACACCGGAGATTCTCGGGGACGGCAAGCTGAATCTGATGTTCCAGTGGTATCAGGGAGAGCAGCCGGAGAGCTATCTGACCGCATTCCAGAATGTCTACAATGCCGGATTCAGTGACTACATCATGGACCCTGTGGCCATCAGCACCCTGGGAGACACCAGAGCGCAGGCCATCTTTGACGCAGGCCAGCAGGCAGCACAGGCGGCGGAGAGCGTACGCCGGGCCAACATTCGGAACGTAGGCAAGGGCAAAGGCACCCTGACGATCCAGGGCATTGACAACAGCAATACGGATGCCGTGAATGCCTACCTTGACACACTGGACGAGAACCAGCGGGCCAGCTATGAAGCGCTCAGGCCTCTGGCCAGGGCAACAGGCGTCAACATTGTGCTGTTCCGCTCTCAGGCAGATGAGAATGGCCGGATCACAAGCGAGAACGGCCACTATGATCCTTATACAAACTCGCTGTATCTGGACCTCAATGCCGGCATGAACATGTCTGCCGAGGAGTACGCAGCACAGGGAAGATCTGTGCCGCACTACGCGATCCTGCGCACGGCCGGACATGAGCTGACCCACTACATTGAGAA